TTATCCACTTAATCAATGAGGTTCATCATTAGTTTATTGATTAATTTCGAACTAAAATGATATAATAATATATATCAACTAGGTTTTTTATGTATTAAACCTGTATTTATATTATGATTGAGAAAGTGGTAGTTACTATGAATTATATAAAAGCATTTTTCCAATCAGAGTCTGCAGGTGGGATATCGCTCCTGTCCGCGGCTATTTTAGGTGTGCTCGTTGCTAATTCACCAATGGCTGATCAGTACTTTGCTACTATGCAAATACATCTTGGTCCTATGACCATATTAGAATGGGTAAATGACGCATTAATGGCGTTATTTTTTCTATATGTTGGTATAGAGATTAAGAAGGAAATGATTTCTGGCGAGCTAGATACTAAGCAAAAACGAGTACTTCCTGTATTAGCTGCATTTGCAGGTGTTTTTACTCCAGCTATAGTATATTACTTTGCCGCTGGGTATATGCCAGAGTTTAGACATGGTTGGGGGATTCCAACTGCTACAGATATCGCATTTGCTATAGGCGTTATTACAATGCTTGGTAATATGGTATCTCCAGCGATGAAAGCCTTCTTAGCTGCTTTAGCTGTTATTGATGATTTAATTGCTATAGTAGTTATCGCTCTCTTTTATGGAGCAGGCGTCAATTTTATGGATTTAATAGCTGCAGCTGCGGTAACAGGTTTATTGGTATATACTAATAAACAAGGCTATTTACGACCATTACCGTATTGTGTACTCGGTCTAGTTCTTTGGTATCTTGTTTTAAAATCCGGTGTTCATGCTACTATTGCTGGTGTTGTACTAGCCATGACGATTCCATTTAAAGGTAAAGTTTTGGATGGTATAGTTTTGGATGGTAAAGTTTTGGATAAAGTAGTATATCCGATGGAGGAGTGGGCTCATGCCTTAAAAAATTGGGTAAACTTCTTTATTATTCCACTATTTAGTTTCTTGAATGCTGGTGTATCTTTTGCTGATTTCTCTATGGAAAACTTATTCCATCCAGTGATTATAGGTGTTTCATTAGGTTTAATTTTAGGTAAGCAATTAGGCATATTCTCTGCCGTGTATATTTTGGTTCAATCTAAAGCGATTAAAATGCCAACTAATACGACATGGCCTGAGATTTATGGTACAGCCATTCTATGTGGTATCGGCTTTACTATGAGTCTCTTTGTTGCGACATTAGCTTTCCCACCGGGTATAACTCAAGAAATGGCTAAGGTAGGTATCTTTATAGGTTCTATTGTAGCTGGTTTACTAGGTGCAGTTGTTCTAACTTTAGCTTACCAAATACGCAAGATGCGTGGTAAAATTTAATAAGGTAATCTTTTTGAAAGTATAGAAAGGATTCAAATGGAACGCATATTTGTATTCTTACGTTCTCCAAGTGCAGCTACGTCTGTATTATTAGGAGCAACAGTACTCGCTTTAATTTTAGCGAACTCTCCATCATCTGAACAATACTTCCAGATTGTTAATCACCATATCGGTAATTTAACAATTCTTGAATGGGTTAATGATGCTTTGATGGCCATATTCTTCCTATTTGTGGGACTCGAAGTTAAGCGTGAGTTTGTAGCAGGTGAGCTTAATACGAATGCCAAGCGTGTAATGCCTGGTATTGCTGCCTTGTTCGGTGTTCTTACACCAGCTTTTATTTACTACTTAATCGCAGGTTTTGATCCCGAATATATTCATGGGTGGGCTATACCGACGGCTACAGATATTGCATTCTCTATCGGTATCATCTCTGCATTAGGTTCTCGAGTGCCGAACTCTATGAAGGTATTTTTAACAGCTCTTGCTGTTATTGATGATTTAATAGCTATTATTGTAATTGCCATTTTCTATGCTGCAAGTATACAAACATTTTATTTAGTAGCTGCAGCGGTAGTTGTAGGTGCGTTAATTTACTGTAACAAACAAGGCTATGTAAGACCATTACCATATATCATTTTAGGTTTTATCCTTTGGTATTGTGTATTGAAATCTGGTCTACATGCTACTATGGCAGGTGTAATCTTAGCCATGACAATTCCTGAAAAAGGTAAATGTGGCCATAAACACGTTCGTCCAATGCAACATTGGGAACATCTACTATCCAACTGGGTTAGCTTCCTAATCGTACCAATCTTTGCCTTCTTTAATGCAGGTGTAGATTTACGTAATGTAACTATTAATGACTTATCGCATCCGGTAGTACTTGGTGTAGCATTAGGCCTTATCCTTGGTAAACAACTTGGTATCTTCGGAGCCGTATTTGCTATGGTAAAATGTGGTCTTGTGCCAATGCCAACAGAAGCAAATTGGAAACATGTATATGGTACTGCTATTGTATGTGGTATCGGTTTCACAATGAGTATCTTCGTATCTATTCTGGCATTTGCTCCAGGACATGCTCAAGAGATGGCTAAAGGTGGCGTAATTTTAGGCTCCTTAATCTCTGCCGTACTTGGCTATGTATTCTTACGAATTGTTGGTGCAAATCGTAAGGAATGCCATATCGGTGTATATCATAACTGCTAAAATTAAATAAATGTATTACATCTCCATTGTAGTCTGAACAGTATTTCAAATTTAGAAGAATAAGTCTAAATGAAAACTTTATCAGTATGCAGTGGAGATTTTTCATTGTTACCCTATATTCTTATGATATATATGTGATACACCTTTGAGATCTTTATTAATAGCTTAATATATATGAATTTTTGATATTGATTCTCATATTTAGTAAGGTATAATAAAGCAACTTTTTCAGCATCCCAATACACCTCGAACATCTTCGGATTATCGTAATTTTGCACAAAATTTTTGAAACCTTGGACACTTACAGCAATTCCTGCTTTTATCTTTTCAGGACGTGTAGCATGCTTTAAATCAGTATCTATAACATGAATAGAAGGAACTTTTAATTCTACCCCAATTCTTTTTAGTGCTTTGACTTCTTCATTTGAAATTTCGCCAAGGTATACACCCTTTTTCCCTCCCCATGGTAAGCCTAAAGCGTTCTCAATAAATTCTTTTATGCTATTTCTTCTTTTTTGCTCTTCTTCCTTGTTGTTGAAGAAAGAACAGTTATAGCAATCCTTTTCATGGTTATTAAACCATGTCTTCACTTTATTTTTAAACCCTCTATTCTTGTAAAAACTACATTGATTGCAGTTCTTTGGAAAATAAGGATGAGTGTCGTTAAATATTTTGCCATCCTTTCCAGGATTGTTTTCAAGTCCTCTCTGTGCTGGTTCGACTGGAAGATCGTCTATCACATCATCTGGCGATGCAGGGTCGTCTGTAGATTCAAGAGAGCACTTGCAATTCCATCTATCGCCTGGGTGATGTTTATTCCAGAAAGGATGTTCGACAGGCAGAGTTAATTTTTTCTCCCAGTAGCCACGATGCACAGCTTCTGCATCTGGAGATGTAGTAGGCATCCATCGCAAGTTAGGCATGATGTCTTTATTTTCGATAAATGAACGCCAATCCGCAGCGTTATGAGCTCGAAGAACCGCTGTGTTATATTCAGTTTTTAACCACGAACCGACATGGTGAGAAGATATAGAAGATATATCTTTCATCCACTTATCAAATGGCTTCAAGTTACCGTTATCGTCTAGTAGTTTTGAAGCCATGCTTTTGCCCATTGCATGTGTTTTAAATGCTGCAAAGACTTCATTTGCATGCTTCACTGCGTCTAAAAAAACTCTATTGTGGTCAATTGAGAATTCGCCTTTGGATAAGCCTTTAGCCGTGGCTTCGTTCATTATCTTTGTAAGCTCCTGCCACATTGTAGGCTCAATAGAATTTTCAACATCGAAACCTCCATATATGGCATTCACGAACTCGTCGAGCACGTCTAAATCGAATTTTACTCCACTATCTATGTTGTCAAAATGTGTATGGCATGAACACTTTTTGCCATAGTAGAGTTCATCAACTAGAAGTCTATAGTGTTGGCTTTTGCCCCTTTTGTTGGGGCTATCCCAAAAAAACGATTTAAACGCTGTTTAAATGACGTTTTATTGTCGTTTGAATTCCCTTTTTCTTCCTCCTCTTTATTAGAGTTTAGTGCAGCTTTTAACGCTTCTTTTTCTGCGTTCTTTTGCTCTTTAAGTGCGTTATAATCCTTTGGCTTTTCAATGCCAAATGTGTCATACAAATAATCATCGTCAATTGGCAAACCCATATTACTGCACTTCTGAACTATGTCGATTTGCTGAGCTACGTCTATTTTGTCTTTTTTCGCATAGACAAATTCTCCACCATCAGTGTTGAAACCAAGTGCATTGAAAAGGTCTTTCATTTGATAATTGAGAATATCCAAAATAAACTCTCTATCATCTGCATTCATTTCGTCCTCTTCATCCTTGTGTACTGTGCCTAAAGCCTGTGTTCCTGAGCTTCCAACATCCGTTGTAAGTGTATTTCCTAAAATTCTGATAGACATTTTGCTATCCCAGTACTCTGCAAAGGTTTTGTAGAGTTCGCTTGAACCTGTCTTATTACCTGCTTCAATGAGCGTTAAATCGCTATCTTTTGGATGAATATATACAGCGTTTGACCCTTGACGTCTTGCGTCTTGGATTAATCTTCTTCTTGCTTCTTCATCTCCTGCGTCGTATGTATATTCACGAATGGGCATACCAAAGATGTTGCAGAAACGAGCCCAGTCGCCTATATTTCCTTTTTTATAAAGCACTGCAGGTAGGATTTCTGCAAATATTCCTAATTTCCTTTCACTACCAAT